ACGTTCTTTACGTATCTTTTTAATTTCATCACGAACAGCAGCTGCCTTTTCATATTCCTCATCTCTAGCAAGTTCTACCTCTATCTCTTGCATTGCCTCAAGTATGGTATCATATATAAAAAGGCCAGCCTGTTCTATTTTATCTAATTTTCTGAAGTCGATCCCCATTGTAAGTTTAAGTCTTTTACTGTTACATCTACCTGTGATCTTTCTACTTCACCACCTCTGATTTTATTCTGGTATTTTACTGTCTCAAGCCATACTCTTCTATCCTCGTTTTGAATAGCATTTTCCTTGAGACGTTCTAGTTCTAACATGGTTTGATTAACTGATTGTTTTATACTATCAGAAAAATCCTCACTAATTATTTCCCAAGCCTTTGTCCAAACTACATTAGCATATTTGCGATTGGCACTATGCTTCTCCATATACCACGAAGTAAATTGAGACCATCCTGAACGATTGTCCATAATGTAATCAATACATTCTTGTAGATTTTGAACGTTTTCTATTTTGTTTGCTTTAGCCATTTACTTTCTTCTTAGTTTTTTCAGGTACAATACCTCCACTAGACATACTTATATCATTATATACACGTCTATTTACCTCATCAATATCCCAAACAAATGATTTTCTTTTTTGATTCTTTGCTTTTTCCCAATTTTTGCTTGCCTTGATGTTAATCATTGATCTTCCCATTTTTTAATTCCTCTAAATATTCATAAACAATTTGCTTAACTAGCGATTTTAAACGTTCTTCACGTTTATTACTGTGTTTACTTTTAAATTGTACCCACTTTGCCCATATCGCGTTTCGTCTAATGAATATTACAGTAAATAATGAGCTAATTACTGCTGTAGTACTGAGTATTAAAATATAAATGTGTTCCATAACTTATTAAAATTCAATATTGTATTTGTCTTCCAACAATATTTTTAGCCGCTTCAATGCCTTTTTTAGATCACGACCTACTGTAGCAGAAGATATGCCTGTTTTTTCTGCTATTTCTTTTGAAGCATAACCTTCTATATAGTATTTACTTACAAGGTATTTGTCGTAATAATCTAAATCTTCAATTGCTTCTTTAACCTTGGATATTTGTTCTTCTTTTAATTCCCAATTTGATTCATATTTTTTATCATGGTAGGTAAGGTTTATTTCACCTGTATTTCTTGAGAATTTTCTGTAAGTGTGATAGAACATTGATGTAGAAGACTTAATGCTTAACGCCATACCTCTGGTTATGTAGTTCTCTGGATTGCCTTCAGTTATTATATTGTATTGTTTATCTAGATCCATTTTTCTAAATGATTCATAGGCATAAGGTATAATATCTGAGCCCCATTTATCAATTGCAACGGGGGAATAACCGCAAACTTTGATTACGTTTATTTGCAACTGTTTGTAGTTTTTATCCCACCACTCAATTATAACTTGTTCTTTCTCTTCTTTAGTCAAAATTTAATACTGGTTTGAGTGTATTAATATAATACTTTTCTTTTTTTAATCTTTGTTTAGTATTATTTATATATTCTAATATTACAAATTCTATTTCATCTTTTGTAATTAACTTACCTTTTAAAGGAGCTAAATTAGTTACTTTTTTCATTGTATGATGTAAATGAAGTTGTTTTCTAGCATAAGGTATAGAACTTTCTCCAATGTAAACTAATTGCCCTAATATAAAAATACCATATACCCCAGCTGGAGTTTTAGTAATAAAATTAGGTATATAATTAGGGTTATTTTTAAGTTTATCCTGGTATTTTATTGATGCTAGTCTGTTATATTCCTTAAGACAATCTTTACAAGTATAATCCCAATTTTTAAACCTACTAGGTGAAACATTCACCCCAGGTTCTAATTTTACCCCACATTTATTACAACTCTTATTCATTCCCCCAATATACCATTCCCCCTTTGTTTCTACAAGCCTTTTTTTCCTTTCCCCCTTATCCCCTTATCCCGTATAACTATGACAAAAGTCTTCAAAAACATATTACTTTTATATGACTTCTTAAAGGCTATAATAAGGGTGGGGAAAACGAAGGCTTATAAAGGCTATAAATGATAAATTTATATAATTATCTTTTTAAGACTTATCGAGAAGTTAATAACTTATTTTTGGGGAGGCAACCTATCTTGAAAGAGCTGTTACAAATGTATTTACTCTAGAATAGTAATTACCTGCTTCTGTTGAAGTTAATCCTACTCCTACTGAAGCAAGAGCATATCCTCTACCTGATAAACCATCATTTACTGTAGTAACATTACCTCGATATGAACCACCAAGTGCAATCCAATTGTTACCCCAAGTTAAACCTGTATCAATAGTTTGAGAAATTGAAGCCTCTAAAGTATTACCTCTCCATACCTCAGTAGTATTAGATAAGTTATTACTCATGTAGAAATTTTCTGCTGGTGTATGAGAATCTGTAGAATAATTTAATGCATTAAAACAAGCATATTGAGTTGAATTACCATATGAAATAATTAATGCCCAATCATCTCTATCACCACCAATACCTCTAAAGGCACCTAAATCATAACCTCTTAAATTATTAACATTATTACACCATACAGCTAAGTGTGCACCATTTGTTGGTCCATAATCATCTACATCATTATATGTTTGACCAAAATCACTATTTGTAGTACCACATGTTACACCATCTGCATTAAATGTATTTGTACCATACCAGGTAATTCTATAAGCATTATTTGTATCTTGTGGATCTTTTAAGTTGTATTTACAAGCATCTGCAGCTGAACCTACAAACGGGTATAAAGCATCCATTTTAGTCCATAATGAATCAGCCTTAAGTCCTACAACTAAATCGTTTACAGCATTTTTCTCAGTAGTAGTTAATGAAATTCCTTCAACATCCTCAATTTGAGTAAAGAATGCTTGTGCATCAGCATCAAATGATGGTGCCGCACTCCATACTTCTACATTGCCTCTGTAAACATTACTTACAGCAGTGTTACCTCTGTAAATTGCAGAGATTGCATTATTACCTCTATAAATTTCTCCTGCCATATTATTCTATTACAAAATATAATACATCATTTGAAGCACTACCAGAAATAGCATCATAAGCTGTTTTACTGCCTTGCCATAATTGTATACTTCCAGAATTACTATTTAAATTTTTCTGATAATCAGCAATTGATGCTGAAGTAGCATATGAAGATGAAATTGCATCATCAGCATTTAGAGCATGAGATGAACTTGTTGCTGTATCTGCTGCTAAAGCACTGTCAGCTTGTACTGCGTGGGATGCTGAAACTGCTGTTGTAGCAGATGTTGCTGTTAAAGCACTATCGGCAATTATAGCATGTGAAGCAGATGTTGCTGTGTTTGCAGTTAATGCACTATCGGCTTGTACCGCATGAGATGCTGATATTGCTGTTGTAGCAGATGTTGCACTTAATGCACTATCAGCTTGTACAGCATGTGATGCTGAAATAGCATTGTCAGCATTTAAAGCATGGGATGCTGAAGTAGCACTTGTAATAGTACCTGTAATTGCTCCTGTTACTCCTAAACTACCAGTTATTTGTGTATCTGATCCTAATACAATTGTAGAACCATTATCTGAAATATTAGAATCTTCTAAATGATGGTCTCCTACTCCTTTAGGTACTCTATTTGCAGTAATATATGTTGGTGAACCTTTAGTAGCATACTCAGGTCCAAATAATGCAACACCAAAGTGTGCTGATCCAGTTACATCTTTTTCAAAGAACCAATCATCAGTTAAACCATCATAAGCAAATGAAGATGTATTACGTGCTGATCCAGAATCATAAACTGATAATCCAGCATATCTTTCTGCTGGTGTATCATTGTTTACTACAATAAAAGCATCACCAATTATTTTAGCTGATCCAGTTACTGATTGTAATAAACCAACAGATGCAGTTTGGAATGTAGCTGATGATGCTGTTATAGAATTTATATTAATGTCAATACCCGTAGCTAAACCTTGAGCCAATGATGCTGTAGCAACTGATAAACTACCTGTTTGTACAACAGCAGCTACACCACTAGTATTTCCTACCCAAACACCTCCAGTAGCAATATTAGGTAAATCGTTTGTTCTACCACTACCTTGTATTACAATCTCTCCATCAGTTTCATTTACTTTACCAACTACACCAATGTTTTGTACTAAAACTCCACTTCCTGTTGGTCTTGTATCTGTAAATGTTCCTGATCCGTTAACATAAATGTTTCTACCTGCAGTAAATCCAAGGGTATTAACACCTATTATTCTACCTGTTACAGTTGCTTCACCTGTAGCATTAGTTGATATCTGTTCTTGTGTAACTGCAATAGCAGGCATTGTTGAAGCAGATGAATAATCAGCTGGTTCTACATTAATGTTTTCTCCAGTTACTCCAGTAGCATATACTGGTGTACCTTTAGCAATAATTCCACCTGATGTATTTTTTACATTGATTACTACTTCTTGAGTAGTATCTGAATGTGCTGCTGTTACTGCTCTAGATGATGAAATAGCATAAGAAGCACTTAAAGCATAAGATGCACTTTCTACTGAACCTAATAATACAGATGCTGTAGCAGCATATGATGCAGATACTACATTATTTGCTGTAATTGCGAATGTAGATGCGTCTCCCTTTGTAAAGGTAATAGTAGCGTCGCTTATAGAAGCAGTAGTAAGTAAACTACCGGTATCTACCTGATCTATGACATTTAAAGCTACTGATGCAGTTGCAGCATAAGAAGATGAAATAGCATCATCGGCGTTTAAGGCATGAGAGGATGAAATAGCATTATCTGCATTCAAAGCATGTGAAGCACTTGTAGCTGTATTTGCTGATAATGTTGAATCAGCTTGTACTGCATGAGAAGCACTTAATGCTGTATCTGAATAAGATGAAGATGTAGCAACTTCAGCAGTTGTAGCTAATGAAGCAGTTATTGTTAAACTATCTACTTGAGTACCTGTAGCAGTACCTATTACACTTCCAGATCTTTGTAATATATTCTGGAATGATGCGGATATCGCTAAATTGGAAATGTCTTGTATTGCCATGTTCTATTATTTTATTGTGGTGGTTGTGCAGGGTAAGCCGAGTCTGTTACTTTAATTCCATATTTCTTAGCCCAATTATAAAATGTACCTCTTGTATTTTGAGAAAATACTACTGGTGAGGTAAATTGTGTTCCATAATCAGGTTGTTGTTGATACAAGAAATCATTGTCATTTAATTCTGGGTATGATCCTTGTTTTTCATTTATAAAACGTGATAATCTATCACTGTAATATTCAAATTTATTACGGCATGATTTACGTTTCATTTCATAAACTGTTCTATCTACCGCAATTGTATTTTCACCACCTTGTGGGATAAGTAAACCATCATTTCTTGTTCTAATATATGATGATTCTAAAATGTAAAAGTAAGAAGAATATAATAACATATCTTGAACATAATCATCAAGTAATGTTTTATAATCTGCATTGCCACTATCGTTTATTGTTCCTTGTTCGACTAAATCGATCAGTTTATTATAAAGAGAAGTACCAATTACTCGTTGTAATTCTATATCCTGTGACTCTCTAATATTGTTTTTAATTAGGTTAGCATCCAAATTATTGTTAATATCTGAATATTGTGCTACTTTAGCCCATGAAATAAGTAAGGTATTTGTCATCTTTATTCGTTTATTTCTTCTACTTGTTCTTCTATTTCTACAATATCTTCTACATTAGATTCTTGTGAAGTAACTACTTCAGTAGCTTTTTCTTCATCAATTACTAATGGGTTATCTTGAATTACTCCTAAAGTAACATCTCCATAGTTGATACCTAGTAACATTTCAAAACAAGATAAAATTGATTGTTGGTAAGGTAATACAACTGTGTTTAAGAATAATCTCCATGCTGTAACTAATTCCTCAGCATTATTTCCTAAACCTGTGTTTTGCTTAATTCCTAATAAAGCAGGAGAAGATATTCTATGCCCTGTTAGGATTTTTTGCATTACCATTTCATTCACCTCAGTATAATAACCATCACTTCCATTTTGAGTAATTGGTGTAATTTGAGGTGCAGATGCAGGATCATCAACATCCATGTATAACATGTTACCTGCATTATTCGTTCCACTATATTGTGACTTAAGCATTTGCTCAATAGCATTTCTTTCATCATCTGAAGCATTTGTAAAAGTTGTAATTGCTAAAGATGGTGCTAAACCATTACGAATGTTATTGATATGGAAGTTATCCACTTCTTTATCTAAATCAATTACTGCTGCTGCAGCAATATAATCAGGTAGAGGATAATACTCTTGTCCTGGTCTATAGGGTTGATGAACAAATATTTGCTTGGGTTCGTCTAATTTGTTCATCACGTTGAAGACGGGTAGGTAGGGTACGTCTTGTAATTCGGTTGTTCCGTAAGAATATTTTTTCCAGTTATTGTTTATAAAATATCCTGGACAATGGTTTCTATAATTTTTTTCTTTTGCTCTAATATAAGAGAAGTCAATATGATAGACTTCGGCTATGCGTTCTCTATCTCTTGACCAAATAATTTCTAAGGCAAATCCGCCAAATATTTTGTAATCATATGCTACTTTATTGTAGATATCAGTCCATGAATCACCTGATTTATTAGCATATTTTAGAATTTCTTCGTTTTCTGTAACTAATCCTTCTCCTCTGATAGCTTCTACTACTGCATTAATACAAGCAGCATTTATCGAAGAATGGTTGTACAAATCAATTAAGTAATCTGGGTATTGGTTGTCATTCCCAAACTTAATAAAATTGCCTTTACCATCTTTTTCTCTAGCTGATCTAGATTTATAGGCAAACCTTTCTATATTAGAAAAGTTTAATTTTGATTTCTTATCCATCGTATACTGAATAAATTGGTTCGTCTTCAAATTCGTATTTGTAAATAGGATCATAATCAGATCCTGATACAAATGCTCTGTTACTGGTTAGTAAGTCTCCTATTATAACACCACTTCCAGAATAACTAGTCCATTTTTCATCTTCTTGAATCCAAGAATCTGTTGCATAAATCCATTCTGGATTTGCTGCAGGTCTAGTTACTTTATAAATGTTCAAATCATATTGACCACTTGCTGAAGGTATTAAATTATTTAAACTTTCAAGTAGTAACCAACCTCCTAAAACATTATTTGTTGTATTACTTGTTACATCAGCATCCAATTGAGTTCGTTGACCCGAATAAGAAGAGGTAAATTGATACCTTACTTTGGTTTCATCATACCTACTATCTAAAAACTGTGCTACAGTTTTAGTTCCCGAACCTGAATATTGAAATTGAAGCATTAAGTGTGTTTATGATAAGTAGAGAAAAAGGGCTATCGTTATCGATAACCCTTCTCTACATTAAATTTACCCTGCAGTAATACCTGTTAGTACTCCTGATAGGTTAGATCCTGAAACTTCACAAGCAGGAAGAGGTTCTTGCCCTGTAAAAGTTAAAGAATATCCATTTAGATCTCCAAACGCGGTCCCAGTTTGCCCAGTTCCACCTGATAAAGTCATACCGTTTTGTTGACCAGCTAGGAAAAATACTCCTACGCTGTCATCGCCACCGTTATTTGTTTCAACTACAATTTTTAAAGCAGGATTTTGTGCCAATACTTTAATTTGGTTTCTAGTTGAAGACTGCATCTTGTGGAATGGTGAGTTAACTACTTGTTCATAGAAAACTGTCCCATTTTCAACTGAAGCATTGATAGTTTCGGTAAAATCACCTGTTTGTTTTGCAAGTTCAAATTTGTAAAATACACCTGAACCTGAAATATCAGTGATTAAACCATTATCTGCCCCAGTTACTCCGGCTACAGAACCAGAAAGGATGTAAATGTTCTTGATTCCTCCTGAATTATCTCTACATGCTAGAGAAAATCCACTTGTTATATCACATGCCATAATTTTTCTGGTTTTATAAGGTTATACGTTTATACTAAATCGTTACTTACCCAGTACTCTGGATGAGCAATATTTTGTGCTAATTTGTTTCTCAAACGATATTTTAAAGCATCGTCATTGATATCATACCACAATTGGAAGTTAGTTGTGTCTGAAGTTAGATCAGTTCCAATAAAGCAATCGCTTGCTGGGCCTAATACTACTCTTTCAGATGAACCTAATCCTGCAGTTCCAACGATTTTCACGTTAGGGAATCCAGGCATTGGTACTTCCCATCCACCTACTCTCTTCTGAACACTTGTAGGATCGAAGTGGAATAAGTTTTGAGTTGTAAATCCTGATACAATTCTTTGGAATACAGATGATCCAACAAAGAAAGTTAAATCTTCAGCATCTTGAATATCCTCATCAGCATCTTGAATAAATGCAGCTAATTGAGCATATGCAGTTGAACCAGTGATAGCTGTTGCTCCATCTCCAGTTGCAGCTACTACTCCAGAAGTATTACCTGAATCGATGATATACTTAAGACCATTTACTGAAGGTGTTAAATAAGCGTTATAAGCACTTCCTGATGCAGCAGTCCATACAAATAGATCATTATCTTTTTGTACTTTAGCTACTAAGTCAGAAGTCATATCATTTAACAGACCAAAAGTTTCTTCATAAGATCCTTCTGGCAATGCAGAAATACCTAGATACTTTTGAGTTAATGATTGTAAATTTAAAGAATCATAAAATGTTCTTTTTGTTGTTGTCAGATTTCTCTGAGTGAATGTTACATTCCCTTGAGGAGTTGTTACAGAATCACCACCTTGAGCAGTTGCAGTAACGCTCATTAGGTTGATAGGCTCTTCATATTTAATTCCTTCTTGGATGCTTGCATATTGTGCAGTAGTTCCTTGAAACACACTGTCCAATACTACTTTTCCGGCAACTTCGTTATTGAAGTCTGATAATGCCGCTACGTCAAATCCAGCCATGATTAATGTTTAATTTAAGTTTAATAATTATTTTTTCAGTTTATTAAGCAACTGATTGTATCTTTTTTCAGCTTTTGCAGTTGCGAATGCGTGAGAAGCGAACTTTTTTCCAGTAGTTGGAATTGTTTTTTCCTCAGCGGGTTCAGAAGCGAATGCAGACATTTTTTCTTTAATGTCTATAATATCTACTTCCATCATTTTGATTTTGTCGTCGTATTTACGCATTTTCTCTTCGATTGCGTCTCCTACAACTTCGATGATTTCTTCTAAAGAGGGCATTTCCTCCATTTTAGTCTCATCTTCTCCTTCTTCAGCCATAGCTTCTTCAGTAGACTCTTCAGTAGATTCTGCTGTTTCTTCAGCAGCCATTTCTTCTGTTACTGTCTCTTCAGCCATTTCTGTTTCGATAGTTTCTACTTGTTCAGCTAGATCAGCAGAGCCTTCACCTTCCTCGTCTGGTCTTTTAATACCAGTGATGATGCCTTCGGCATCAACAGTTAATACGATTCCGCTTTTGGTTACATGATCTCCCTCTGGTGCGCTTACTTTTTCACCATCTTCAGTAATAACTTTTAGTGCTTGCCCTTCAGCAAATTCACCAGCTATATCATTGGTTACTTTAGTTCCGTCCTCAAGAGTCGCGTCCGCAAAGTTTTCAGATTTTTCGACTAAATTGAAGTGCTCCTTTACAAGGTCTTTCAATTGATCTTTAGTCATAATATAAAAAATTACAGAATGAGACTTAAGTGTCTCATCTGCCCGATAAATATATAAGTAAATAACTCCTAAAATTCTTTGGAATCCTTTGCATTTTTCCTTATCTTATATGTAGTTATAATAAAATATAATTATGAGAA